TACGGATGTTGTCATCCAGAACTACCTGACCGGCGGTGATGTCGGTATGGGCGACTTCTCGGATGGATCTAATCGGTTCGGTGACCGCTATGAAGTCAAATCGACTGATACCACGGTCGCCTATGACACTCCGCTCTCTATCCATGAGGGCATCGACCATTTCACGGTCAACGACATTCCTTCACAAGTCATCGCTGAACGGCTGGCCTTGCACGGCGTAGCGTGGGCGGAGAAGTATGACAAAGTGTTGTCTGCTTATATCGTGGCTCAAACCGGCGAAACCTATGATGATGTGGTCAAGTCCGAAAGCGGATTGGCGAAACTGTTCTCAGATGCTTACATGGCATTTGTGGACAATGGCGTATCACAATCGATCCGCTGGGTCGCTTACGTGACCCCGGAAGTCTACGATATGCTGGTCGAAAGCAAGCTGGCGAGCATCCTGAAGGGTGCAGATGTGGATATCGGCGCACAAGCGTTGTATGCGTTCAAGGGTTTCATCCTTGAGCCAGTTCCGACCGCTAAATTCGTTGATGATTACATCGCTTACTTCTTGCCGGATAACGTCGGCGTGGCGGGGGTCGCAATCCCTGTCGCACGGACACTTGACTCTGAAGCCTTTGCGGGCGTGGCTATTCAAGCCGCTGGTAAGCTCGGCAAGTACATCCCGACCAAGAACAAGGACGCAATCATCGTGGCGAAGTTTGCGGCTGAACCCGCACCTGAACCCGACACCGGCACCGCCAAGTTCACGGTTAAGACCGCCTTAGAAGCGGGCATCGAGGACGCCAAAATCACCATCGGTGAGGAAGAAGAGATGACTGATAGTAACGGTGTGGCCGAGTTCACGCTCCCGGTCGGAGACCATGCGTGGACCATCGCCAAAGATAGTTACACCTTCGACCCGGCCAGCGGTACCGTCACGATCACCAAGGACGCTACCGAGAATGTGCCCGTCACCGGCACCGATGACAGCTAAGGCAGCCAATCAACCAGAGCGGATAAGTCGGTTGGGCAACTGGCCGACAGACCGCTTAACGGAAAGGGGAGGCAATCATGGCAAAGTATGTGGTCGTTGTATCGTTCCACGATGCCAAGGACAAGGAAAAGCTTTACAAAAAAGGCCAACCTTATCCGAGGCCGGCCAATAAACGGGTGCCAGCCAAGCGCATTAAACAACTGCTGGACGCTGGAACCATCAAAAAGGACGGCTGATCATGGCTTACCTGACCTATTCGGAGTACAAGACCTTCACGGCGGATCCGGTATTAGAGCCGGAGTTCGATAAGCTGATTCTTCGGGCAGAAGCGGCGATCAATACGCTGATCCGGTATTTCTATGACGGCATGACATTTGAAAATGACTTTGACTGGCGCAAAAAGGCGGTCAAGTCAGCAGTCGCCTTTCAGGTGGATTACTACCACGAATCGGGAGTCAGCTCCCAAAAAGGGCTGACGGATACACCGCAACAGGTCACGCTGGGTCGAACTTCGATCACAAGAGAGTTCCGATCTGGCCATCAGGCTCGCGGCGAAGCTCCATTCATCTGTCAGGAATCCATCAATGCGCTGACCAATACCGGGTTACTGTATCGAGGGGTCGGTCATGGCTTCTAGGCTGACAATGGATTCACGCTTGCTGGTACATTCATTTGATTATTCCGAATATACCGGCAGAGATCGGTACAACCAACCGACCTATGCGGCCAAACAGACGATCAACAACTGCCGGATCGACAACACGCTGGTCTATGCGAGGGATGGGGTCACGACTACGGTCACAGCGACAGCGATCATCTTTTGTTATGCCGGATTGACAAGTCCATGGAAAGATTTTAAGGAGCAATCCAAAGTCGAGTTTCAGGGCAAGTCCAGTATCATCAACCGGGTCGTGCCGGTCAGTCACATCGACAGTAGCGATCTGTTCGCCTATGAATTGGAGGTGGTCTGATGTCGGTCGTGGTCAAAGTCGAGCTGGATAAGATCCAAGCCGCCCTGTCAAAAAAACGGCAGAAACGGACACAGTATGCATTGGCCAACCAGATGCTGGCCGATATGACTATGTACGTGCCTTACGACAAAGGGCCGCTCCGTGAAAGCGGACTGGTCGGATCAGGCGGTGAGGAGATCAGCTGGGATACACCCTACGCCAAAGCGCAATTTTATGGTGGCACTGGCAAAGCGAACTTCTACCGCTACACGACACCGGGAACGGGGAAACGCTGGGATCTGAAAGCGAAAGGCAATCATTTGAGGGCATGGCTCCAAGTCGTGGCAAACGGATTGAAGGTCTGACATGGATTATGAAGATCGACTACTTGACAAGCTGGATGCGATGAGTCTGGGGTTCCCGGTCTATCCGGATGTCAACGCAAGCGTCAGCTCCATCTCAGTAGCGGCTTTGCCGGGATCAACGACCGTCAGGACGTATTACGATGATGTTGTGGACAAGGAGTACATCCACGAGATCAAGATCAAGGCCAGGGAAACCGAACGTCAGTTAGCCGTAGCCGCCTTGATGAAGGCTGGACAGGAACTGGACAAAACAACGGACATTGAATCGGAAGACGACAGCTTTGATTTTGGCGGAATCACTGTCACGAACGAATTGTTTTTCTCCGAGGCAACGACCGAAGGGTGGATGTTTTTCACCTTGCAGATCAAATCACTACTGACTGTTTGGGAAAAAGAAGAAGAAGAAAACGGAGAGCCGGAAGACCCGGACGAAACGGAGGAACCGGGAGAGCCGGTCGAAAACAACGGAGGATAAAAGATTATGGCTAGATACAAAAATGCGTTAAGACAGCATTTCATCGCAGAGGTGGACGGCACGGAACAACCGACCGGGGCGGATTGGCTCCGGCTGGCGAAGTGGATCACGGACATTGACGATGACACAACCGAGGACACCGAAACCAACGCTTACTACGATGGTGATGGTACACCCGAAAACGAAGTGACTGCTGTGGCCATCGGGTATGCCTTTTCCGGCACCCATGACAAAGCGGATCCTGCACAGGCGTTGATCGCAAGCCTCAAGACCAAGACCGGCGAAGGCCGGCAGGTCTGGCACAAGGTCATCGAGGCCGGCGGCGAAAAGGAGTATGTCGGTTTGGCGGTTGTCACTGACATCGTGGCCGGCGGAGGCCCGGCGGAAGGCTATGAAAGCTTTTCCTGCAACATTACCTACAAAGAGATCCCTGAATACCAGAACGCCGCACTGTACGGCAACGCTAAGTTTGTGGCGGCGGATGGGTCGAGCAGTGATCCGGTGGCTGGGGTCATCGTCCAGATCGGCAAGCAGATGCGAGCGACTGGCGAGGACGGCATCTTGCTTTGGGGTCTGCCGGCAGGTGACCACGACTGGACAGCGGCCATCTCGGGCACCGACAGCGTGACACCGGCAAGCGGCACCGTAACCGTCACAGCAGGAGCGGACGAGGAGGTCACACTGACAGTGGCCACGTCTTAGGGAGCATCGATCACGCATACGCATAAAGAAGTGGAAGGGCGGTGGGTTATACCGCCCTTTGCCTAAAAAACAGGGAGATGATTAGGATGCCAAACAACAAACCGATTAAGATTGAACTTGAACGATCTGGCTTCCCGGTGACCATCGGGGACGTGGATCTGTTCTTTGAATCGACTTTCGAGAGTCTGAAACGATTTCTTAGCATTGATGATGCGGTGAAAGAACGAGCGGCGCTGATTGACAAGATGGTGGGCGAATTGCCGGACATGGACGATCCGAAAAACATGACGGGCGAAACCTTTGACAAAGCGACCGAGCTGGTCAAAGCACAAGCTGAATTGTCCTATGATTTGACCTTTGGCGAGGGAACGTTCAAAAAACTGTATAAAAAATATCCGGATGTATGGGCGTTGCAGGAAGCGTATGATTATGCGTCCATCGCAATCGCTGATCGGCTGGTTGAGTATGCCGAAGAACGCACCTACCGGATGGAACAAGCACAAAAAGACGCTTTGGAGAAGAAGCGAAAGAAGCGAGGGTAAGAAGCCATGCGCCTGAATGACCCATTACCGTGGTCGTTTGAGTATGGCGGCAAGGAATATCCGCTGGATCTGGCCTTTGATAACGTGCTGGACGTGCATGACGTGATGGAGAGTCGGGCGCTCCTGGATCATGAAAAGGTACAGGTGGCATTAAGGCTTTTGGTAGACGGCGAAGTGATAGGTGACCTGATCGGGATGTGGAATCACATTTACAAGGAGTACATCACGAGCCAGACACGAACGCCCGTCCAGTATGACATTGCCGGGAACCTGATGCCGACGATGGATGAAGACGAGGATGACGACCGAGAACCGCACTTCGATTTCAGTCAGGATGCCGGATTGATTTATGCGAGTTTTCTTGACGCTTATGACATCGACCTGTTCGAACAACAAGGGAAAATGCACTGGTGGGTCTTTCAAGCCTTGTTGGAGGGTCTGCCGCAAAAAACGATCTTACAACGGGTCATCCAGATCAGGCTTTGGAAACCAGAAAAGGGTGACAGCGCCAAATACCGGGCAAGCATGAAGAAGGCACAGAGCCATTATCGGCTGATAAAAGATAGAAGGGAACCACAAGATGGCTGACGGCAAGATTACGATCAAGGTCACGGTTGACGGAAAAGACATCGACATTGCCGCCGTATCACTTGATGATATGGGGAAGGCCGCAAAGGACGCTGGCCGAGAAACTGGTAAGGCCGGCAAGGACGTTCAGGATCTCGACAAGAAGGCAAGAAAGCTGGACGGCGGTCTGGGCAAAGTGGTCATCGGTCTGGGGCTAGTTGCCATCGGTGCCAAAGCCTTCAAGATTTTATCCGATCACATGAAATCGGCGATCGACCGGTTCGATAAGCTGAACAACATGCCGAGGGTGCTTGAACAGCTGGGCGCACATTCTGACGATGCGAGGGTATCCGTCAAGCGGCTGGCTGATGGCATTGAAGGTTTGCCGACCACACTGGATGAAATTGCACAGACCATGCAACAGATGTTCCTTGTGTTCCGGGATGCGGACAAGGCGACCGATTCGGCATTGGCCTTGAATAATGCGCTGTTGGCATCCGGCACCGCTGGCGGCGAACTTAACACCGGGATCGAGATGTACATGAAAGCCTTGCAAAAAGGCAAGCCGTCCATGATGGAATGGCAGTCTATGTTAACCCGGATGAGCGTAGGCGTTGATGCCGTAGCGCAGTCTTACGGTATGGCGGTTGGCGAATTTGGGGAAGCCTTGCGGACAGGCGAAATCTCGATGGCCGAATTTAACGATCGCTTGATCGAATTTGGCACCGGCACCGGTCAGCTGGCAGAGATCGCCTCGACCATGACCGGCGGCATCGGCACATCATTCAAAAACTTAGGTACCGCAGTTACAAAAGGGTTGGCGAATCTCCTGACCACGGTCGATGATTTCTTACGGAGCGTCACCGGCAAGGGAATTGCCGAATTGCTGGACGGACTAAAACGGATTGTGAACGCCGTCTTTGACGGGATACGAAAAGCGATCGAGTTCACGATTCCGTTCTTCAAATTTATTATTGATGCAATCAAGCTATTCATTGGCGTGTTAAAACAGGTTGAACCCTTGATGTGGGGATTGGTGGCGGCCTTTATCGCTTATAAA